TCCAAGCCAAGCAGGCCGATGACTTCATACAGTTCGGCGCATTCCATGCCGCTTGCGACGCATACGTCCACAAGGCCGCGCAAGGACGGTTCAAGCATATCCAGCGCATGAAGGTTATCAACGCTATCGTCGTATAGCTTGCCGTCATTGTTGACGGCGTTACCCATTAGGACGCAATCGCGGTTTTCGAGTAGTTCCCGCACAGTTCTAAAAATATCGTTCATGGTTTAGTTTCCTTTTAAATTGGTCAGCAAAAGCCGACATTGGGCGCGTCTGTGATGTGGCCAAGCAGGACCGCGTAACCGTCGTAAGGCGTGTTGTTGCGATATTCGTCTTTGTCGGCTTGCGACAATTCGCCCTCCTCGAAGTCCACAAAGAAGCACTCGAACGCTGCATCCATAATCGCGCTTTGCGTCGGTTCGGTAACTGTCACATGGTCAAGGCGCTTGCCCATGTCATCGCCAATGTTGCCCCAAATAACTGTGTAATCGTGTGTCATGGTTCAGTTTCCTTTCAGTGTGTAAATGATTGACCATATCGCCAGCGCGCCAGCGCCAGCGAATAGGGATAGGGCGGCGATATGGGCGATCATGCGTTGGTGCCTTCCACGTTTACGAAATAGTAACCGCCGTCGCCTTTAGCGTTACCGCCTTGTGCGTAGGTGCCATTCCAACCCATTTTAGCTATTAGAGCGTCCGCAGCGGCCTTGTGGGCTTCCTGTGCGTCCAGCGCATAGGGATAGCCGATCGTGACGCTACCGCCCCATGCGGTCGCTTTGATACGCGCGCCCTTGACGTTAGTTGCGCGCAGGTATTTGGTTTCAATTGCTTGTGTCGTGATTGCCATTTTACTGTCCTTTATTTTACGGTGTAGGCACTAGCGCCATGAAGGCCGCGCGACGGTGAGCCGCGCGGCTAACATGGTGTTAGTTTTTCAAAAACGTGTCGGTGAGCGTCGCAGCGGCATATTCCTCGGCATATGTCCGCATAGGCATGAGGACGGCGAGGCAGTCACTACGCGGAGCGCGGGTGTCGTTTCGGTTCTCCATAGGGCGCGGGAAAGTCACAAGCGCCGGTTGGTCGCCGTTCTGGTGCAAGCGAAACTGGCAAGCTGCATCCTTCTTACCGTCGCGCAAGGCTTGTGCCATTTTACCTAGGGCCGCGATGTATTGGGGTTGGTAGTGGCCAGCCACAAGCGTATCAGGTGCTGTAGGGATGATACGCGTCCATTCGGGGAACGCACCGTCAACCGGCGCGAAGTGGACGCGGGCATTGCCGTATAGTATCCACCACAAGCCTTGTGCGTCACGTTCAACGGTATAGTAAAGGCCTTTCGACCGTCCAGCGGCCTTGCCAGCTTGCACGACGGCCTCAGACGGCACGATAACACCGGCAAGGTTAATTGCGTGAGTGTCATAAGCTGGACGAACGTCCTGCAGCTTGAACGCGTCGTTACAACGTCCAGCGAATGCCATGTGACCGTTCGTTGCGACGACGAACCCGCGAGCGTCCAGAAAAACACCTTTAAGGTAGTGGCGCGTCTCTTCTTTCGATACGCATTGCATAGCCGCGTCAATGAAACCGGCGTCAATTGAGATTGAGATAGTTGGAAGTGTCATAGTGTAGTGTCCTTTACTTTACTGTGATTGTCACCGGGTGACGGGATTGCCACCCGGTGGATTGATTAGAGCTTGCGCGCTTGCATCGCCGCGTTAACCTCGGCCCATGCTGCTAGGTCGCGTGGCGACGCGTCGGCTTCGCTGTCGCGACCGTATAAATACCAGTAACCCTTAAGCGCGTCGTTAGAGATCCGCTCGAACTTGTCAGCGTAAAATTGCGACCATTTTGTGAAGTCATCGTAACCCATTTTAATATACTCCTATTGTTAAAGGTGGATTAGGCCAGTGTCGGCCATGCGCGTCGAATAGTGGATAGGGCGTTCATACAAGCCGGTGACACCGTCGCGATAGATTGAGATCCACCGGCCCGCGATAGCAAGCGCGACCGTAGCGCCGTAGGGAACGCTGGCTGTGATCGGCCAACGGTCGATCAAGCCCTCGCTGTCCAGCGCGTCGTTAAGGGTGGAAAAGTAATTTTGCATATTGTCTTACTCCTATGTTATGCGAAACGAGCGCGGACTTGTCCGGCGTCAAGATAATCATGCCGGCGCAAGAACGACGCTTTTGCATCGCGACAAGTTTTTGACCACGTCGTCGTGCACTCATATTGCCAGCACTTGTGCGAGCGGTTGAGAAGGTAAATATCAATTTTGCGGTTATCGGTGCGTTTCATTTTACTGTCTCCTACTCACTGTTGATGCCCTCTCATAGTGCCCTCTTATTCACAGTGTCAACAACAAAATTTGTTGCACGCAAAATAAATTGAGGGACGTCATCGGGACGTCATCGGGACGTCATTATGACGTCCATAAATGACAACCGGGACGCGATCACCGCGACGCGATCACCGGGACGCGATCGCCGGGACGTCAAAAACGTCATCGGGGACGTCATTGAAATCACCGCAAATGACGTCCCGAATAATGGCTTGATTGCGCGGATTAATGGCAATTGGACGTCATATTGTCATTAATTAGATAAGAAGGTGATGTTTATATAAAAGTAACCTATATGGTTAGTATACGTATATTTCACGGCGAGTTGCAACTCCATGGCAATATGACGTCCCCTATGTAAGTAACACAGTTAGAGGGTCGCCCTAATCGCGCGCGCTTTACGCGAACGTAAAGCAATTTGCGGGTGACTTGGCGCACCATGGCAACTTGACAATTGACTGCACAAAACCGCACCTAATAAATATGTGCTGCACTGCACCATAGCCAGCCAGATATGTTTTTCTTTACGTTGACGTTAACGTAAAGCGGAAAGGTCAAGCTGAAATCTACTGTTGAGAACCATTCGCATTTTGCGTCTGGCTGGAGGGGGGAGGGGTGGGGCCTTGGGCCGCGTGACTGTCACGGGCACCGTCCGCAAACAATTTTTATTTTTTCAAAATCTCACTGCACCAAAGCCTGTTGCATACCAACCACAACTCGATTAGTATGCGGCCCGATGACTTTCTACTCACTGCCATTCACACCAGAACGGACGCAAGCCACCGAGGCGCGGCTAGAGGCAATCTATGAAGCTGCCCGCTACGGCCTCAAGGGCGACAGCCTTGCGATGGCCGCTGGATTAACCCCGCGGCAGTTCCGCGTGCTGGCCGATGCAGACCCGCTGGTGGAGATGGCTGAGATCAAAGGTCGCACCGACGGCGAATACACAGCGGCAAAGACGATGTACGAAGCGGCGCGCGATGGCGACAGCAAGGCTGCGCTGGAAATACTCAAGCATCAGCACGGCTGGGTAGCCAAGCAGCAGATCGACGTAAACATCGACCAGCAGATCAGCATTACAGGCGCGCTCGAAAAGGCACAGCAGCGCGTCATCGAAGGGACGTATCTTGAGATACCCCAGCTAGAGGATAACACACCAAATGCAGCAGCCGATTTACAGCGCATCGGAAGAGATGGAATTGATGTCGAGGCTGTGGTCGCCAGCGATCAAGGATGACCCACTAGCTTTTGTATTACTGACATTCCCGTGGGGCGAAAAGGGTACGCCGCTAGAGCATTTCCAAGGCCCGCGTAAATGGCAACGCGAAGTGCTTGGCACTATCCGCGACCACATCAAGCAGAACAACGGCAAGATAGACTATGACACCATGCGGCTGGCGATTGCGTCAGGACGCGGTATCGGCAAGTCAGCCTTAGTAAGCTGGCTGACGATATGGATGCTGTCTACGCGCATCGGCTCGACCACCATCGTGTCGGCAAACTCCGAGGCGCAGTTACGCTCCGTAACATGGGCCGAGATTACCAAGTGGCTGGCGATGTCGCTCAACAGTCACTGGTTCGAGATAGCCGCCACACGTATCATGCCAGCCAAGTGGCTGACGGAACTGGTCGAACGCGACCTCAAGAAAGGCACGCGTTATTGGTCAGTCGAAGGCCGGCTGTGGTCGGAAGAGAACCCAGACGCGTACGCGGGTGTCCACAATTTCGATGGTGTGCTGCTGATCTTCGACGAAGCCAGCGGTATTCCTGACAGCATCTGGTCAGTGTCCGATGGTTTCTTCACAGAGAACACGCCGCACCGCTTTCATGTCGCCTTTTCCAACCCGCGGCGGAACACGGGCTATTTCTACGAGACATTTCACAGCAAGCGGGCGTTTTGGCAGACGCGCAACATCGACGCGCGTGAAGTCGAGGGTACAGACAAAAACCTGTACCAGCGCATCATCGACGAATATGGGCCTGACAGCTACCAAGCGCACGTCGAAGTCTTCGGTAAATTCCCCAGTGAAGGTGATGACCAGTTCATCGGCGTCAATCTGGTGGACGACGCAATGGCACGGCCCAAGCACAAGGACGAAACGGCACCCATCGCCATCGGTGTTGACCCTGCGCGGTTCGGCGCGGACGCCACCGTCATCGCTGTGCGGCAGGGCCGCGACATCATCGCCATCAAGCGGTTAAAAGGCGCTGACACTATGGAAGTGGTAGGGCACGTCATCGACGCCATAGAGGAATACAAGCCTGCGCTGGTCGTCATCGACGAAGGCGGGCTAGGCGCAGGCATCGTAGACCGGCTGAAAGAGCAGCGGTACAAGATACGCGGTGTGAACTTCGGCAATAAAGCCATGAAGCAGATGATGTACGGCAACAAGCGTGCAGAGATGTGGGGCGCCATGCGCGACTGGCTGAAAACGGCGCACATACCAGCGGATCGGTTCCTGAAAACGGACCTGATAAGCC